CACCTTGCTTGATCAGCTCGGCGAGCTCGCTGAGGGTAACGTCAAGCAGCAGATCCTGGACACCTACACGCCGCCCAACGCGCAATCAACGATCGACAAGAAAGGATCCGATCATCCCCTGATTGATACTGGCAATGCGGGGCTTCTGGGATCCATTCGATATGTCATCGACGACAGCACCGATCCTCTTGAGGAGGGCATCTGATGGGCCTGAACATGCGTGGCCACGTAAGCGGCCCTTTCGTGTCGCACCGCGGCGTGCAGAGGATGCGCTACAGCAGCGAGATCATCGACTTCGAGCCGAAGCTGACCCAGACGCTTCTCGACACGTTCGACGCCAACGTCCAGCCGGCCAGCGACAAGGAGATCGAATTTCTCCAGATCGGCGCCGAGAGGATCAACGACATTCGGGTGATCCACCGCAACGACGGCAAGGGGATCGAGGTCTCCACCCCCGGCAACCTGGCCGACATCCTGGTGTTCGCCGAGACACCGGATCAGCCCGCCACCTGGTGGAAGGCCATGGCCACGGATTACCGGCCCTGGCACAACTTCTGCCGGGCGGTGATCGCCAAGTTGGACCCGGCCGAGATCGAGAAGCTGCAGGGGTACGCCAATGGTTGACACTATCGCCCTCTCGAAGGTGGTGTGCCAGGTCGTTGTCGCGGCCATCGGCCTGCCGGCCAACAAGGTGATCGTCGGCGATCCAGGCACATCGGCCCCATCCGGCACCTACGCCGCCGTGCGTATCGACACCCCCGCTCAGTTCGGCCAGGCGCTCAAGACGCAGCGCAGCGTGCCCGCCACCGATGACCCTCGGTTCGAGGACATCATCGAGCGAGTCGCCACCCAGTTCACCATCGGGTTCAGCATCAATATCTACCGCGCCGGCGCAATGGGCATGGCTATGTCCCTGTGCGAGGCGAACAAGCGCGAGCCGATCAAGAGCATCCTGCGCCGCAACAAGCTGGGCTGGTCCCGCGCATCACCCAACAACAACCTGACAGGCCTCTACCAGGCGGCAATGGAAGAGCGTTCGCAGGTCACCCTGTACCTCTATGGCGAATCCGTAGCCGAAGACCGCATCCAGCGGATCTACCGCGTCGGCTTCGAGGTTCAAACCGAACAATCTGGCGCCATCGCGCAAGGGGAAGTAAATGCCTTATCCGGCTGAGAACATCATCAACATTGTCACGAACATCCGTGCGGCCGGCCTGGGCACTGCCAACTTTGGCGCAGGCATGGTCTTCGCTGACTTCGACTCGTCGAGCGATGTGACCTTTGTCACCGGCACCTATCGCGACTACGGCGGCGCTGCGGCGGTTGCTGCGGACTTCAACATTGCCTCCGACGTTTACTTGGCTGCGCTGGCCTGGTTCTCGGCAGTGCCGAAGCCAAAGTCTTTGCGCATTTACCTCCGCCAGGAGAATGACAGCCCGGTCGAGTCGCTGAACGACGCCGTCAACAAGCGCATCTGGTTTTACTGGTACGAGTTCGAGACCACCATCCGAGCGAATGACGCCGATGTGTTGGCCCTGATTGCTGCTGGTGACGCATCGGGCAAATACTACGCCGGCACCACCAATCAGGCCGCCGTACGCGATCCGAGCCTGGCCACTGACATCGTCAGCAAAGCCAAGCTGCAGGGTTCGCGCCGGGCCTTCTTGCTGAGCCATGCCACTGCTCCGTATGCCGGTTTCGAACTGGGCGCCGTGTTCAGCCGCGTCAACTTCAATGCCGCGAACTCGACCATCACCGGTGAGTTCAAGAAGCTGCCGGGCATCACCGCCGAAGACCTGACCCAGACCGCGTACAGCGCGATGAAGGAGAAAGGTGCGCCGTTCTACACGGTTGTCGAGACCGGCGGCCAGGTGGACAGCGGGAGGGTGATCAACTCCAAGTCGACATCGAGTTTTGGTGAATATATCGATGACGTGTTCAACCTGGACGGGTTCGTCAACGCCCTGAAGGTGAACCTGTACAACGCCCTGGCCAACATTCCGACCAAGCTCAAGCAGACTCCCGATGGCCAGCAAGTGCTCCTCGATGCGGCCGCTCAGGTGGGGCAACGCTTCATCGACAACGGCTACCTCGGCACCCGGCAGTACACCAGCGACGAGACCGGCGAAGAAGTGCTGAGCGACGGCTACGAGATCCTCAGCAAGGCTGACGACATCCTCGACCTCACCGACGCCGAGCGCTCCGAGCGCCTGGCAGCCCCAATCATCATGCGCCTGTTCCGTGCCGGCGCCATCCACGCCGTAGACGTCACCGTCAACGTCGACTGAGGAGAGCCAGAGCATGGCACTGAGTGACCTTTCCGTAGAAAACACCATCGTGGTGATCACCGGCGTTGGCGTGCTGGACGACTGGGGTCGGACTGACCCGCCGTTCACGGTCGAGCAAATCGATGATTCGGCAACTTTGAGCCGAGGCCTGGGCGGGAACGCAGTTCGCTTCCACCGCAAAAACCCCGGCCTGCGCCTGACCGTTAACCTAATGCCTGGAAGCCCGCAGGCCTTGGCTTTGCAGGCCCAGGTAAACGCAAAGTCCGAGGTTTCAGGCTCCTACGCCTCCATCGCAGGCCTTGAGGGCGCTGTCTTCTCTGAAGGTGTCGTTACTCGCGGGAAGTCCATGGCGCGCGGCGGCCCAGGCATGAACGACGCAACCTTCGTTATGGAATTCAACAAGGCGAAAATCGTATGACCCAGGCCCAAGACTTCGTTCGAAAGATCGAGCACGAAGGCGTGACCTACACCTTCGGCATGCCCAGCGCCGAGAAGCAGCGCGCTGTGCTGTTCCGCCTCGGCAAGTACGGGGTCGAGCCGCTTATCCGTGGCTTGGCCCAGGCCGAGCTGGGCGCCGCATCATCGGTCGCCATCGCCGGCCAGATCGTGGGCGTCATGTTGTCGCGCATCCCTGAGGATGACTTCAACTTCATCTGCGACACGATGCTGAGCCAGCTGCACAAGGATGGCCAGCTGGTCGGCATGCAGCAGTTCTCCGGGCGCCTGAAGACCTACTTCACCCTGGTGGTGCTGGCTCTCGGGAACGTGTTCGAGGATTTTACCGGACTCCTGACCCTCTTCCAGAGCTCTACCGGTTCAACCGGGGAGCCCGAGGCGAGTCAGGAGAACGCCTCAACCCCGCCATCGACTGGGACCTCTGGCGACCCTGCATAGGGATTCCCGGGGTATGCCCTCCGCTCTGCACGTACAACCAGCTGCAAGACGGCACCTATTCGCTGGGCTGGGTCAAGCGCGCCAACCTGGCGATGGATGAAATGTTGTACGAGCGCCGCCTGGCAGAGGAAAAAATCCAGTAGCCCTCTCTTTTCGCCGCAAGGCAACCAAACACGCAGCCTAGGCCCGTACAGCCGAACGGTGGATGTTCGTTCATCCGTCCGCCCCGGCTGCGTTCCTATTCGCCTGATGAACGAGGTGTCACAGATGATCGAGAACAACGTCATTCCGTTTCACTACCAAGGCCAGGCCGTTCGCTTCAATAGCGAGGGCTGGATCAACGCCACGGATGTCGCCAAGCGATTCGGCAAGCGACCGGTCGATTGGCTGAAGCAGGACGAAACCAAGCAGTACATGGGCGTGCTTGCAGAAGCGCTTAATTGTGATCCTGAGTCACTTTTAGAAACGCGCCGTGGTCGCTACCAGAGCGGCACCTGGCTTCACCCGAAGCTGGGCGTGGCCTTTGCTCGATGGCTGGACCTGAAGTTCGCTGTATGGGCCGACCTGCACATTGATGCCTTGCTTCACGGCGAACTGAACGAAAAACAGCAATTCGACCGCGCCTGCCGTGCTCTCGATGACGCGAAGGCCGTTGCAAGCCTGAGCGGCCGCGAACTGGCCCGCTGGCGCAACAAAAAGCCAGGCCTGGAGCATCAGGTCGAATACTGGCGCGATCAGCTGCAGATGACCCTTGGCCTCGATGCGGCCTAAAACAGGCGAGGTATCGAATTCGTGAAGGTCTTAGAAAGCTTCTTGATTGCCCTCGGCCTCAAGGTCGATGAAAAATCCTTCCAGCAAGGCCAGAACGCGTTCACTGGGCTGACCAACTCGGCTCTCAAGCTGGGCGCCGTGCTCGCCTCGAAGCTCGCCATCGACAAGGTGGTCGGGGACTTCAAGAACGCCGGCACCGAACTGGACAACTTCAACCGGTTGACCGGGCTGAGCACTCAGAACGTACAGGCTCTGGGCCAGGCATTGGCGGCTCAGGGCGGCAATGCGCAAGACGCCTTTGCGGCCATGCAGAAGATCCAGGACCTGATGGCATCCCCCATCACGGGTAACGTCGGCTGGTTCGGTGATGTGGCCAAGCTCGGCCTAGACCCCAACGCCATCATCGGCGCACAGGACACAGCCGAGGCCTTGGCCAACATCGCCGGAGCCTTCGAGAAGATGACCCCGCTGAACCAGCGCCTTGCTGGCCAGGCCCTGGGCTTCGACGAGAACACCATTCGCCTGCTGATGAAGGGGCGTAATGCGGTCGAGCAGCAGCTCGATGCCCGCGGCAAGCTGGGGGTCATGACTCAGAAGCAGATCGAGGACGCTGCTCGGCTGACCAAGGCCACCAGCGAGCTCAACTTGGTGTTCACC